TGGGCCGAAAAGACGCTCCGCCCCAAAGCCGAGCTGGCCTTCAAAGGTGAAGGAGAGTTTAATCCCGGCCCTTGGTGTACCTTCTGCAAAGCAGCGGTCAAATGCCGTGCTAGAGCAGATGAAAAGCTGTCCCTCGCCCGGTACGAGTTCGCCAAGCCTCCCCTACTCACCGATGAGGAAATCGAGGATATTCTTTCCCGGCTGGACGATCTGACCAAATGGGCTAACGAGATTGCCGCATATGCCCAGGATGCCGCCATCAACCACGGAAAGCAATGGAACGGCTTCAAGTTGGTGGAAGGACGCAGCATTCGCAAATACATAGACGAAAATGCTGTTATTGCAGCCGCCACAGCTGCTGGTTACCGCGACATCTTCAAAAAAAGCCTCATCCCCATCACAGAGATGGAAAAGCTTATGGGCAAGAAAACCTTCTCAGAAGTCCTCGGCGGTTTGGTTATCAAACCGCAAGGCAAGCCGACACTTGTTCCCGCGTCTGACAAACGTCCGGCTATTCATACCGACGCAAATCATGATTTCACTGAAATATCGGAGGAATAAAAAATGTCTACTACTCAGAAAACCACTACCAAAGTCGTAACCGGCATCGTCCGCCTGTCTTACGCCAATGTATGGGAACCTACCAGCATAAATGGTGGAAGTCCCAAGTATTCCGTTTCGTTGATAATTTCCAAGAGCGATACCAAGACCATCGCTGCCATCAATGCAGCTGTGGATGCCGCCATCAAGGAAGGTGCCGCCAAGTTCGGTGGCAAGATTCCCAACAAGGCCGCTCTGAAGCTTCCCCTGAGAGACGGAGACATTGAAAGAGAGGACGAGGCCTACCAGGGTGCCTACTTCGTCAATGCTAACAGCACCACCGCGCCCCAGATAGTCGACCGCTCCGTTCAGCCTATCCTGGACCGCAATGAAGTCTACTCCGGTTGTTATGCCCGAGTCTCCATCAACTTCTATGCATTCAATTCCAACGGTAACCGTGGCGTTGCCTGCGGCTTGGGCAACATTCAGAAGGTGCGAGACGGAGAACCCCTCGGTGGCAAGTCCTCTGCTGCTGATGATTTCAGCACTGACTTCGACGACGATTTTCTGGCATAAGGAGGAAATATCATGGAATTTATACAGAACATCATCATGACAATCATTCTGGCCGTATGGGCCGTGGGCAGCATAGCACTCGTTGTTTGCCTCATTCAGAGCATCGTTCACTGGCGCAAAAACGAAAAACGCGAGGAAGAAAGAGCTGCTCGGGATAAAGAGTATCACGAGAAAAGAATGAATGAACACTGGTAATTCTCATCTCAAGGGTGGTAGAGAAAGCTCTGCCACCCTCCCCTCGGAGGAAGTATGAAACACCTATCAATCGATATTGAAACCTATTCCTCGGAGAATCTGGCCAAATGCGGTGTGTATCGCTACTGCCAGTCTCCTGATTTTGAAATTCTGCTGTTCGGCTATTCCGTCGACGGCGGTCCGGTAAAAGTCGTAGACCTTGCCAGCGGAGAGACCATCCCCGATGAAATCATCTGCGCCATCGTTGATGACAAAGTTATCAAATGGGCATTCAACGCACAATTCGAGCGGATCTGTCTCTCTCGTTACCTCGGTGGCTCTGTCGGTGCTTACATGGACCCTGCATCATGGCGATGCACTATGGTCTGGGCTGCCACCCTGGGTTTACCCCTTTCCTTGGAAGGTGTAGGTGCTGTGCTTGGTCTGGAAAAGCAAAAGCTGAAGGAAGGCAAGGATTTGATCCGCTACTTCTGTACCCCGGCCAAAGCAAAGGACGGTACCTTATTTCGACATTTTCCGACAGACGCACCGGACAAGTGGGAAACCTTCAAAGCCTACAATCTACGGGATGTCGAAACTGAAATGGCCATCCAAGCGAAGCTGGCCAAGTTCCCAGTAGATGAATTCGAGTGGATCAACTACCACCTTGACCAGCGGATAAATGACCGCGGCATCATGCTGGACATGATCATGGTCCACCAGGCAATTGCCTGCGATGACCAGTTCAAGCGCACCCATATGGAGCAAGCACGATCCGTAACCGGACTGGAGAACCCCAATAGCCCAGCCCAGCTCAAGGAATGGCTGGCAGAACGTGGGGTTGAGGCTGACTCTCTTTCCAAAGCAGCAGTTCTTCAGATGCTGGAGGAAGCAGATGGTGAGGTCGAACTGGCGCTGTCACTGAGACAGGAACTGGCCAAGAGCAGTGTGAAGAAATACACCGCAATGGAGTCTGTGGTTGGTGCAGACAGCCGAGCCAGGGGTCTCATTCAGTTCTATGGTGCTAATCGCACCGGACGCTATGCTGGCCGTCTGATCCAAGTCCAGAATCTGCCTCAGAACCACTTACCGGATCTGGAGACTGTCCGTACCCTTATCCGAGATGGTCAGTTTGATATGGTAGAACTTCTGTATGATTCCGTTCCTATGGTTCTTTCTGAATTAATCCGTACAGCCTTCGTCCCCAAACCCGGCCACCGCTTCTTTGTAGCTGACTTCTCCGCCATAGAGGCTAGAGTCATTGCCTGGATTGCTGGAGAAGAGTGGCGGCAAGAGATATTTGCAGAAGGCGGCGACATTTACTGTGCGTCAGCCAGCCAGATGTTCCATGTTCCCGTCGAGAAGCACGGAGTCAACGGCCATCTCCGTCAAAAAGGCAAGATTGCAGAACTTGCTCTTGGCTATGGCGGCTCCGTAGGCGCACTGAAGGCCATGGGTGCGTTGAACATGGGCGTTCCAGAAGAAGAACTCAAGCCTCTGGTGGATGCATGGCGGCTTGCCAATCCTAACATTGTCCGTCTTTGGTGGGATGTTGACCGGGCCGCATCCACCTGTGTCCGGGAGAAAACCACCACTGAGTGCAGAGGCATAAAGTTCATTTACCAAAGCGGCATGATGTTCGTGGTTCTTCCTTCCGGCAGAAGACTGGTGTATGTGAAACCCCGGATGGGTGTTAATCGGTACGGTAACGAATCCGTCACCTTCGAAGGTGTGGGCGAACAGAAAAAATGGCTCCGTCTTGAAAGCTATGGCCCCAAATTTGTGGAGAACATTATCCAGGCAACAGCCAGGGATATCCTTGCAGAGGCAATGCTGCGGCTGGACGATCACGGATACAAGATCGTAATGCACGTCCACGACGAAGCTGTTATTGAAGCCCCGGCAGACACCTCCCTGGAGCATATTTGTGAAGTTATGGGTCAAACCCCTTCATGGGCTAAGGGCCTGCTACTCCGTGCAGACGGGTACATCTGTGATTTTTATAAAAAAGACTAGGAGGTCTATTTTAATGAAAGCAACCCTGCTCCTCAGTTTTAACGATATTTACTGTTACCTCAAGAATGGTGGTGTTAGTAATGGGTGTTAATATGCGCAATTCTGAAGGTTACTATGACCCAACCGCCTACGAGGCCTTGTCCAATATAGATAACGAAGCTAAAGATGCACGAGCCTTCCGCCCTATCGTGTATATCTGTTCTCCTCTGTCTGGAAACATAGAGCGCAACCAGGAAGCAGCTCGTCGTTACTGTCGTTTCGCAGTGGACAGTGGATACATCCCCATTGCTCCCCATATTTATTTCACTCAATTCATGAATGAACACAATGCAAAAGAACGTGACCTAGCATTGTTCATGGACATTGTTCTGTTATCTAAGTGTGCAGAGCTTTGGGTATTCGGAGATACCATTTCAAAAGGCATGACATTGGAGATTGAAAAAGCCAAGCGCAAAAATCAGTCAATCCGTTACTTCACTGCTGCCTGCAAGGAGGTCACAACTGTATGAAGATCGCTGTTGGTAATACCCGCATGGACAAGAAGTGGAAGAACCGGGAAATCTCCTGGGACGAGCTGTGCCAGAAGGTCAGCACCACGATCCGTACAACTGAAACTGTGGAGGAATACCGGAAGCTGAAGAAAGGCTCCCAGGACTCCATCAAAGACGTGGGTGGCTTCGTCGGCGGTGCCCTTCGAGAAGGCCGTCGCAAGAACGGCATGGTACTGTGCCGCTCCATGCTGACACTGGATATGGACTATGGCAGCCCGGATATCTGGGGCACCATCGAAATGCTTCATGATTTCCGATGCTGTGTTTATTCCACCCACAAGCATACCCCGGAGCATCCCCGGCTTCGTATCCTCATTCCTTTGTCTCGTGAGATCACGGAAGAGGAATATGCTCCTGTTGCCCGCATGGTGGCCAAAGAGATAGGAATCGATCTGTTCGACGATACCACCTATGAAGCCTGCCGTTTGATGTACTGGCCCTCCACCTCTGCTAATGGCGAGTTCTTCTTCAAAACCAAGGATGGTATCGATTTGAACCCGGACGAGTATCTGGGCAGATACGCTGATTGGCGAGATGCCTCCACCTGGCCCGTTTCCAGCCGTCAGTCCGAGGCCGTTCGCCGCAGCATCTCTCAGCAGGCAGATCCGCTGACCAAGCCCGGTGTTGTGGGTGCGTTCTGCCGGGCCTACACCATCGAAGACGCCATTGATACCTTCCTTGCGGAAATTTACGCCCCCTCCGCTATGAATGGACGCTATGACTACATTCCAGCAGACAGCAGTGCCGGTGTTGTCCTGTATGATGGCAAGTTCGCATACAGCCACCACGCCACCGATCCCGCCTGCGGCAAGCTGCTGAATGCTTTTGATATTGTCCGTGTCCACCTTTTCCGGGATCTGGACGAAAAAGCCGCACCCGACACCCCCATTGGCAAGTTGCCGTCCTTCTCCGCCATGAGCAAACTTGCTCTGAATGATGACAAAGTCAAAGCTGTATTTGCCGAAGATCGCATGTCACAGGCCAGTGCTGATTTCACAGATGAAGATTGGCAGAATCAGCTGGAACTGGATCGGACCGGCGGCGTTAAAGATACACTGACCAACATTTGCATCATTCTCCGCCACGATCCTAATCTTCAGAATATCGTGTTCAACCAGTTCAAAAGTATGCTGGACGTCACCGGAGCGCTTCCCTGGCCCCAGGTAAAGCCTGGCTGGAGCGATACCGATGTAGCCTGCGCAAAACTGTATTTTGAAAAAACCTATGGCATTTGGTCCCCCACCAAGTTCAAGGATGCTTTGCTGGCAGTCACCTCCGCTGAGCGACTTTATCACCCCATCAAAGAATATCTAGCCACTCTTAAGTGGGATGGTGTTCCTAGGCTGGATACCTTACTGGTGGATTACTTGGGTGCTGAAGATACACCATATGTCCGCGCTGTCACCAGGAAAACAATGGTGGCCGCCGTAGCCAGAATCTATCGTCCTGGCATAAAGTTCGACTCCATACTGGTTCTCAATGGTGAGCAAGGCATGGGCAAATCTACACTGTTCTCCATTCTAGGCAAAGAGTGGTTTTCGGACTCTCTGTCTATCTCCGATATGAAGGACAAGACTGCTCCCGAAAAATTACAAGGTTACTGGATCTTGGAACTGTCCGAGTTGAACGGAATCAAGAAGGTGGATGTGGAAGTTGTAAAATCCTTCATCACTAGAACCGACGACAAGTACCGCCATGCCTACGGAACCACGGTTGAAAGCCATCCTAGATCATGCGTCATCGTTGGAACCACAAACAGTGATGGTGGTTTTCTCCGAGACATCACAGGAAACCGGCGTTTCTGGCCTGTGAATGTGACCGGCCACGGAAAGTTCCATCCGTGGGAGCTCAACGATCCAGACCAGATTTGGGCAGAAGCAATAAAATACTACAAACAGGGTGAAGAGCTCTTCCTTAAGGGTGATGTCGCCGCCGCAGCATACGCCCAACAGCGTGATGCCATGGAAACCGACGCCCGAGAAGGTATTGTCCAAGAGTATCTTGATCGCCTTCTACCCGAAGGCTGGGACAATTACGACCTCTTCCAGCGCCGAAACTACCTAAATGGTAATGAGTTCGGTGGTCAGTCTGAAGACGGCACCATAGAGCGCACCCGCGTCTGCGCTATGGAAATCTGGTGTGAGTGCTTTGGAAAACCCCGAGAAACGCTGAAGAAAACAGACTCCTACGAGATTGAAGGTATTCTCTTCAAGCTAGGCGGTTGGACAAAGTACAAAGGTAGTGCTTCCGGCAAACTGCGTATCCCTGGCTACGGTGTCCAGAAAACCTACGTCCGTGTTTCCGATGCACAACCGTAAGCAACCACACTCCGTTTCCACATGATTCCCTACGGATGGTAGGCAACACAAACAGCAACAGCCCAATGCCCCTGCCGCTAGGCCACTTCGAAAGTTTGTTTCCTGTGTTTCTCATTTCCTTATTAAAGACTGCAAGAAAAGAGAAAAGGGATAAAAGGGCGTGTGTATACGCCTATATGCACGTAAAGGATGATCGCTCGTTTGGAAACAGCAATCAGAAACACGAGGCAAATCATGAGAGAAAAAAACGTAGAAACCAAACTGGTCAAGGCTGTCAAAAACATGGGTGGCCTTTCACCAAAGTTCATAAGCCCAGGCCTAGATGGAGTGCCAGACCGCCTGGTACTCCTGCCTGGTGGCAAAATAGCCTTTATTGAGTTGAAGGCACCAGGTAAAGAGCTGCGTCCTTTGCAAGTAAGGCGAAAAAGGCAGTTAGAAGCACTTGGCTTTTTGGTGTACTGCATTGATAACCCAGAACAGATTGGAGAGATTATCCGTGAAATACAAGCCTCATGACTACCAAACTTACGCTACCAACTTCATATTGGAGCATCCCATCTCGGCTGTATTCCTTGATATGGGTTTGGGAAAAAGCGTCATCACCCTGTCCGCCATCTTCGATCTTTGCCTTGATTCCTTCACCATCAGCAAGGTGCTGGTCATCGCTCCTCTCCGTGTCGCCAGAGATACATGGCCTGCGGAGATTCAGAAATGGGATAACCTTAATGGCCTGTCTTATGCCGTGGCTGTTGGCTCCGAACAGGAACGCAAAACCGCTCTACAGCAGCGAGTGTTCTTGTACATCATCAACCGGGAAAACATCCAATGGCTGGTAGAAGAAAGCGGTATTCCCTTTGACTACGATATGGTAGTCATCGACGAACTCTCGTCTTTCAAGTCCTACCAGGCAAAGCGGTTCAGGAGTCTTCTCAAGGTGCGACCTACCGTGAAAAGGATAGTCGGCCTCACCGGTACCCCCTCCTCCAACGGTCTCATAGACCTTTGGGCGCAGTTCCGCTTGCTGGACATGGGTCAGCGGCTGGGTCGCTTCATCACCCATTACAGAAATAGCTACTTCCAGCCAGACAAAAGAAATGGTCAGGTGGTCTTTTCCTATAAGCCCCTTCCCGGAGCCGAGGATGCCATCTATCGCCAGATATCCGATATCACTATTTCAATGAAGGCCATTGACCATCTGGCCATGCCTGAATGCGTGATGAACGAGGTAAAAGTTGCCCTTTCTGAAAAAGAGAAAAAAGCCTATGACACCATGAAGGCCGAAATGGTGCTGTCTCTGGGTGGTGAAGAAATCGACGCTGGGAATGCTGCAGCTCTGGCAAACAAGCTTTCCCAAATGGCTAACGGTGCCGTTTACACCGAAGACCGCGACTACATTGAACTTCATAACCGCAAGTTGGATGCTCTGGAGGACTTGATCGAGGCCGCCAACGGCAAGCCGGTTCTGGTAGCATACTGGTTTAAGCACGATCTGGAGCGAATTAAAAAGCGCTTTACAGCAAGGGAGATTTCCACTTCCAAAGACATCGCTGACTGGAACGCTGGAAAAATCCCGGTAGCGGTGATTCACCCTGCTTCCGCTGGCCATGGTCTAAATCTCCAGGCCGGTGGTTCCACCATGATTTGGTTTGGTCTTACATGGAGTCTTGAATTGTACCAGCAGGCCAACGCCAGATTGTGGCGGCAAGGCCAGACAGCGGACACCGTTGTCATTCACCATATAGTCGCTGCAAATACAATAGACGAACGAATAATGTCCTCACTTAGGAAAAAAGAAAAAACACAGACCGCATTGATTGATGCGGTGAAAGCTAACTTGGAGGTGTAACATGGATTGCTATCAGACTTTAGCAAACGCCATTATAATTCAGGCCGCAAAGGACTATAAAACCGCTCTAAAGTACAACGCACATAGTCCTATGGAGATTGAACATAGCGTATCAATAAAGGACCTTGAGCGTTTCTTTTGCTCCGAGTGGTTTTCTGTTCTATCAACTGTCGACGGCAAGAGTCTAATGAATAGGATAAAATCTGAAGTTCTGAAGGAGGTAGCTGCTGCATGACCCCAAAAGAATACCTTGGCCAGGCATACAGGCTTGACCAACGCATTGATTCAAAAATCGCGCAGGTTGCTTCATTGAACGACCTTTCAACTAAGTGTACTGCTACTCTCAGCGGCATGCCTGGCTCACCTAACCGTGGTGCATCGTCTATGGCGGATATTATCGAAAAAATTATTGACCTTCAGGCAGAGATAAATCATGACATCGACACTCTTGTTGATCTGAAGCGTGAGATTGTCAGCATTATAAAAGCCGTAGAAAATGTTGAATACCAGACCTTGCTTGAAAAACGATATCTCTGTTTTATGCAATGGGAACGCATAGCTGTGGACATGCACTACAGTGGCAAGTGGATAAAGACCCTTCATGAACGCGCACTTGATGTTGTATCAGATATAATGCGTGAAAAAAGTATTCCCTTGAATTCCGTAGAATTCCACGAGCACGCATGTTAATATTACAATAGCAAAATCATAGAGGACGGCCATCACAGGAAGCTTTCTTGTGGTGGCTGTTTTTATTTAGAAAGGAGTCATACCGTGCCTTCAAAGCCCAAGCACCCCTGTTCCTATCCGGGCTGCCCCAAGTTAACTGAAAAGCAGTATTGCAACGACCATGCAAGAATAGCCAGACGCCAGTATGACAAATATGAGCGTGCATCAAATGTGAACAAAAAGTACGGACGAGCTTGGAAGCGCATCCGAGACAAATATGTAGCCGAGCACCCACTGTGTGAGCTTTGCTTGAAAGACGGACGTAGCATTCTTGCTGATGAAGTACACCACATCCTGCCCGTGTCTAAGGGTGGGTCACATGACAGGAGCAACCTAATGTCCCTTTGCAAATCCTGCCATACGAAAATTCACATCACGCTCGGTGACCGCTAGCGCCCCTAGGGGAGGTCAAATCTCTGTACCTATCACATACGGGCAACGGCGCGGGGTCACGTGTGCAAAATCGCAAATTCAAAGGGGGTATTTACCCGGCCCCGCCAACAGGAGGTGAAGCAGTGGCAAAAGATGGTACTAACCGTGGTGGTGCAAGAGCTGGTGCGGGAGCAAAAAAGAAGCCCTTAGCTGATAAGATTGCAGAGGGCAATCCCGGAAAGAGAGCGTTAACTGTCATTGAATTTGATAACGCAGCTGATTTGGAGGGCCAGCCCATGCCGAAGCCATCTACCATGCTGTCCGCCACACAAAAAGATGGCAAAAAGCTTATTGCTGCCGACGTATATGAAGCTACTTGGAATTGGCTGGCAGAGCGTAGGTGTACAGCCCTCATTTCGCCACAGCTCCTCGAACGTTATGCCATGAGCGTTGCGCGTTGGATTCAGTGCGAAGAGGCTATAACTGAATATGGTTTTCTTGCTAAACATCCCACAACCGGCAATGCCATACAGAGTCCATATGTGGCGATGAGTCAAAACTTCATGTCACAAACTAATCGGCTGTGGATGGAAATATTTCAGATCGTCAAAGAGAATTGCTCCAGCGAATACAGTGGGGCGACTCCGCAGGACGACTTGATGGAAAGATTGCTTCAAGCTCGCACAGGCAGCAAATAAAAACACTAAAATTATGGGAGGAAAATAATGTTTGAAAAAGTAAATCCCGCTCATCCTGATAAAGTTGCGGACAGGATAGCGGGTGCAGTAGTGGACCTTGCCTATAAAGTTCAGGAAAACCCTAAAGTGGCTGTGGAAGTCCTTATCGGTCATGGTGTTTGCCATGCAATTATAGAGACTTCCGCTCCTATTGCACAGCATGACATTGAAAAAGCTATCCATCGGATAGCTGGTGTTGTTGACTGTGATATTGTCATCGTTCCCCAGGACGAGCATCTGGCTAGAAACCAGGCCGATACTATACGTTGTGGCGACAATGGCATCTTCAAAGGTATCCCTCTCACTGAAGAGCAGAGAATCCTTTCCTGGATTGCCAGAGACATATATGAAACCTTCCCCTTTGACGGAAAGTACATCATTGACGGAACTAAGCTCATTCTCTGCCAGAGCAATGCTGAATCAGAAACTCTTAAGCACATGTACCCGCAGGCCGTGGTAAACCCGCTCGGTGAATGGACTGGTGGCTTTAACGTTGACACTGGTGCCACCAATCGCAAGCTAGGCAGTGACATGGCTGACAGTGTGACTGGTGGTGGCCTGCATGGCAAAGATCTGTCCAAAGCTGACGTATCTGTAAACATCTACGCATGGCTTGAATCTCAGAGAACTGGCAGACCAGTAGCTTTTTGTTGTGCCATCGGTGACGAAACTGTCGGTGGTGTTCCCTACACTCATATTGTAGAAACAGCGAGATCCTATATCAACTCCATCGGTGGTTTTGAGAAGTTCGCTGAGTGGGGTCTCGTATGATTATAGAGAAAAAGAATACGGCTGAGCTTCTGCCCGCCGACTATAACCCGCGCAAGGATCTTAAGCCAGGAGATGCCGAGTATGAGAAGCTGAAACGATCCTTCGAGCAGTTCGGATATGTTGAACCGGTAATATGGAACAAGACAACTGGCCGCGTAGTCGGTGGACATCAGCGTCTTAAAGTTTTGACAGACCTTGGTCTCACTGAAGTCGAATGCGTAGTTGTTGAGATGGATGAAGAGAAAGAAAAGGCCCTCAATATCGCTCTCAACAAAATATCTGGTGACTGGGACAAGGATAAACTCGCCTTGCTCATCTCCGACCTACAGGGTTCAGATTTTGACGTGTCCCTTACCGGTTTTGACCCCGCCGAAATAGATAGTCTATTCAAAGATACACTGAAAGACGGTGTCAAAGACGATAACTTTAATGTTGACGCAGAACTTCAGAATCCTACCATTACCAAGGCTGGGGATATATGGACACTGGGGCGGCACCGTCTCATATGCGGCGACAGCACGAAACCTCAGACCTTCGAACTTTTGATGGGAACTGTAAAGGCAAACCTGGTGATTACTGATCCCCCTTATAATGTGAACTACGAAGGCAGCGCCGGTAAAATCAAAAACGACAACATGGCTGACGAAGCCTTCTATAACTTTCTTCTTGAT